GTGCGGCCATCGTTGGTGAACTGGTTGCCGTTGGTCCCGTCTACCGCAACAGGCGCGGCCAGGGTCACGCCATCGGAGTTCACCGTGGCAACCGTCAGTGTCGTAAAGGCCATCTATGCGTTCCTCCGCCGCCGCACAGGCCCGTGGGCCGCTGGCACCTGATCTTCGGCTAGCTGGCTTACATGCACCGGCTGATTGCAGGTTGGGCACTTGACCGTGTTCTGCCAGCGGTCGCAATGCGGACAGAGCCAGTCGGCATCCGCGCTGATGGTGAGCGGTTCCTCGTGAACGTGGCCGCAGTGGCGACAGTGCGCCGTATCTGCTGCGACCTCGATCTCCGAGGTCTGAGTTGTCTCTTCGGTGGTCGGTTCTGTCTCGGTCATGGATTCCCCTTTCAGGCGAATGCTGCCGTAGGTCGTCTAAAAGTGGCGATGATCCGCCGTGATGCGAGCGGCAGCGATGCAGCCAGCGCAGCCGAGTTGCCCGAGGTGTCCATCTTCACCGAGAGTTCGGAGCCGATCCTGTACTCGGCCACGCCTGGTATCGCCAGATCACTCGCCGTGCCTTCGGCCCCGGCCACGGTCCCGCTCGCGCCGCCAGCAATCTGCCCTGCAATCGTCAGGCATAGCTCGCGGATCTCCAGCGGGCGGTTCGCCAACGTGCAGTAGCCAAACGCGCCAGTGACCGCGAGCGTGGCCTCAGCGTACGGATAGGACCAGATCACGTCCCAACGGTTGCTGAGCGCGGTGCGGTTGATCGTGGTGTACGGCCTGCCATCCGCCACCGCATTCCTCGGCCCGAGCCAATAATCCTGGCCGACAACCCACGTTGACTCGTACACGCCATCACCGTTCGTGTCAGCCATGACCGAGGTCACGCTGAGCGCATCGTCTATGGTGATCTGGCTGTACGGAAGTGGGCCGAGGTAGTAATAGCGGGTCTCGGTCACCGAGTAGAACCGGCGACCGATAACCCGATCTATCCAGCGTGATGCGGCCTCCAGCGTATCGCTGAGCACCGGCTCGCGCTCGTCGTTGAACTCAAGCCCAAGCCGGTCCATCAACTCGAAGGTGGTCGCGTACGCATTCGCCACGGTGAGCTAGTCGTCGTCGCCCTTCTTCATGGTCCGGGCCTTGTTGGCGGGCGGTTCCTCGACGGCCTTCGCCTGCTCGACTTGCTGCCCGTCCGCGCCCGTGCCTAACTCGCGCGGCTCGTCGTCGTCTTTGTCGCCAGACTTCTTCGGCGCCTTCAGCCCGTACTGCTTGGCTTCCTCGTCTGAGACTTCGCCGCCTTCGTTGACGAAGAGGAAGCGAGCTTCCGGGCCATCCTCGACCACCTTCGTCCGATCCTCGTTGAAGTACAGCCGCTTATCGCTATTGAATGGCATCTCTTGGCCTCCGACCAGAATGCCCATCCGCGCCGGGCCAGGGTACAAACCCTCGCACCCGGCGCAGATCGGGCATGGCATTGTTTAGGTTTGTGCGCCCACAACCGTCCAGACAGGCACGAGCGCGGTCCCGGTATTGATGTACGCCTTGCCGTTCGTCACGTCTGTAACGATTGCGCCCACCGGCGCACCACGGTTGGAAGCGTCAACACCTGGCGTGGTTTCAGCCACCGCGACCGTTGGCGAGGTGCCGGTCAGGCTGTTATTCGCCACGGTCATGGTGCTGACTGCCTTGTTGGCGAGGTTGCCAGCGAAGGTCACCGTCGCCGTGCCGATACCTGCCGTCATGGTGCCCACCGCTGTCGTCACACCACCCGTGCCGATGTTCGGCAACGCTTCGAGCGCTGCGTCAATCGACGCGATGAGCGTGGCGTTCGTGGCGTTCCACGGAATTGCTGCCGTGGTGAAGCCTTCAAACGTGAGTTTGAAGTCGCCGCCCGTTGGCGTGCCGCCAATGGTGATCGTCTGAACCTCAGACGTGCCCACACCAGGGACGCCGGCTGAGGTGAGGCCGTAATAGACCCCCTCAATGATCTTGCCGCCGGTGATGATTGCCATTGCGGCCTCCTAGATACCTGTCACCGTGCAGAACGCCGAGGGACGGTACACCGCGAGCGCGAGGCGTTCCTCGGCCAGGATGGCAACCTTGTTCTCAATGAAGTAGGTGCCATGCTCCGTGCTCAGCGTGATGGTGATGCCTTCGCGGCGCAGCACCTCGGCGTATGGGCGGAACGCGCCCACGAGGCCAGTGTTCTGCGTCATGGCTGTCGTCTGGCGAACCGGCAGGCCCCAGATACGATCCGGCCCCTCGTCGCTCGGGTTGCCCCAGATATACATGCCGTCCGCCGTGCGGAGCAGCTTGATATCGGTCCAGTCGTTCGGATGCAGGACAACACCAGTCGGCTCAGCAAAGCCCGAGCCGCCCGCGCCACGAATCAACTGCATGGCCTTGTAGATCGAGTCTGGCGTAGGATCGGCGCCCTTCGCCTGCGTCTGGATGCCTGAGCGATTCAGGATGCCTCGCAGGTTCGGTGCTGAGCCGTCGCCGTTGAGGATCTGCGCCTCTTCGGTGCGCTGGACCATGAAGGCGAGCCGACCACGGATCTGCGATTCGAGGAAGCTCACGTCTGCGAGCGCTTCGCTCGTGGCTGGAATCCACGTCGCGATCTTGCGGACAGACTCGGTACGCAGCGTCCATGCGAGCGCTGACTCTGGCTTCGTGCCGCCTTCAGCGACCGTGGCAGACGAGTTCGTAACCGTCGTTTCCTCGTAGTACTCGACGGTGTTGTTATCGGTCTGGCCTTGCAGCATGAGGTCGGCAGTCGTCCGATCCTCTAGCGCCATGTTGACCAGTCCGCGCCGGTCGGCCTGCGCGTTGACCGTGGTCAGCGTGATCAGCGTCTTGAAGTCTGCCGCCGGCAGTTCCATCGTCACCGAGCGCACCAGGCCGTCGCGGAAGCTCTTGTAGTTCTTGTTCTCCTGCAACATCTGCTTCAGATGCCACGGCTTGAACTCTTTGGGCTGCGCTGATGGCGTACCGCCGCTGAACTGCGGTCGGCTGGCTGGCGTGCTGCTCATCTCCATCTTGGCTTCGTTGAGCGCAGAGATAGCTGAGATCTTCTCCAGCCGATCAACCTCCTGCCCTAGCTCGGACAGTTCGCGGTTGCGCTTGTCGATCTCAGCGGCCTTGTACGCCGTGTCGCCATAGATGCTGGTCACCTTGTCCATGTCGAGGTCAGGGCCAGCCTCAACGAAGATCTCGTGCAGTTCCTTCTGCTTTGCCGCGAGGTTCTCGCGCAGATCGGTCAATGAAGGCATGTCGGGTCGCTTCCTTTATGTGGTCAGAGTGGGGTGCTGCGCCGCTATCGCCTGGAACTTCGCGTACAACTCGGCCAGGACAGGATCCACGCTCTTCGGCGTTGCATCTGCCGGAGCTTCACCTTCAGCCGGTGGTGCGAGTTCCTCTTTGACGCGCGGTGCTGTTTCTTCGAGCAGCGCCTGTATCTCTTCGATTGCCATGCTGAGCGAATCCTTCACTCCAGCAATCTTGGTGCGCCGCCCCTCGCTAATCGGCCTACCTTCTTTCAAACGCACGTCCGACCCGGACTTGACGCGCTCTAGCCATTCCTCCAAGGCGACCCGCACTTGTTCGGAATGCTCATCGAAGGGAATGCCGAAACCCTTGACCCCTGTCAAGCCTGCCTGGCGCAACATGGGTACGTTCACTTGTGAAACTTCAAAGAGTCTCACCTTGAGAATGTGTCGGGCGCCGTCCTTGAACTCAGCGCCTCCTGGCTCGATAGCGTAGCCAATGCTCAGCCCAACGGACTTACCGCGAGCGAGGCGTTCCTGAGCTATCGTACGCGCGGCCTGAGCGGTGGGAGTCGAGTGATACTCGGTCTGCATCCACAGCCCGCGATCATCCTCTTTCGCGTCTACGATGGTGCCGATAGCACCAGCCGAGACACTTCCCCAATTGTGCCCGTCGCTGATGAAGCCGTTGGTTACGAACTGATCGAGCGTCCCGGCGAATGCGCCAGGATCAACAACGTCGCCACCGTCATCGAGAATGCCGAACATGCTGCCATACCCGGCAAAACCGCCATTCGCGGCACCTGTGGCTTTTAGTTCACCTTGCCAGGACTTGTAGAGCAATTGAAAGGCCCTCATCGCTGCAAAGGCCACGATTGGCAGCGACAAGGGCACGAAGTGAGCGGTTTATAGGTTTGTGAGCGCTAGTATAGCGCAGCGTTCTCAGGCGTCTAGCACGGTCAGTCTTTCGGGTTGTTGTTGACTGCCTTACACCGGACGCAGACGAACTTCCAGGGACGAGCCACGTACTCGGCCAGCACCTTCTCGCAACGCCAGCATGTCGGCCTGGGATCTACCAGCGGCTTCTCGCACCGCCAGCACAGCCCCTCGTGCCGTACCTGATTGGTATGCGCGGCCTCAGCGGTCACCGCTTCACCTTGATCGTTCTGTACACCATGACGCACTTGCAGCGGCTCAGACAGTCGCGTGTCCCAATCGGCGGTAGCGTCCCTATCGGAACCCACCCCAGAAACGTCGCGGACACACAGCCGCCGCAGTTCTCGGCTGCGCTCAGACGGTTGGCTTCTTCCTGCATGCCGCGAGTAACCGCTTGTCTGCGCTGCGCCTCGCGGTGCGTCGATCTGGCAGCATCCGCGTACATCTCTGCCCGCGCCTCAGCACCAGCCCCGAGGTTCTGCCGACCATCGGCTATCTGCTGCGAGAACGCTGTCAGGTACCTGTACTGATTGCGGATCCGCTGCCCGACCCATCCATAATCCGCCGGCCCGAGTTGCTGCCAGCCACCATTGG